GTGCAGGCTCCGGATGCCTTGTAATTCCACAGTTTTCGATAAAGTGGTCTTACGGAATCTTCGGTTTGTGTGCTGTATATCTAACTAGTTACCCTGCGAGAGTTTTGCGGGGCCTATAGGAGATAGGGACAGTAATTGGTATTATATTTATTGCTCCATCACCAACACACATTCCTGGATTCGTTACGTAACGCCGGCGGACTTGCGTCCCTTTCCGGAGGGTAAAAGGGTCTGATACAGTTCCTTCCGTATCGACTTTCTTTCCTAGGCGTTCTATTTTTACCCAATTATCAAACCAAAAGAGGTCTAACTTATGAGGCAGATTTAAGAAACTTTGTAACCTAGATACTAACATCTCAAGCCGATTTACATAGCTAAAATCTGGCCGCCCAACGCTCATGCACTCAAAGAGTGCTTTTACGTTCGGATTAAGCCGCGCTAATTCCTCAACTGTATCATCACCAGTAGACCGTAGGCTATCTCGGTAGAAGTATTTCTGGCCGAAGTAACCTAAAACAGAATGGTCGTATGGTGATAAATGTTGTAACCCTAGCTGTATATCACTCAAAGGCACCTTTTCAAAAGTAAAATACCAGGAGGTTTCCCAACCAGCATTCAATATATCAAGGTTCCTTTCCGACAGGTCTTGTTTCAACCGCCAGTCGTCATCCCATATGTGCCCGTCCTCCGTTAAAGGTGGACCGTAAGCACGGAACTGACTAGGTATATGTGAAATAACAATGTCTCTAAGAAATACCAAATCCTCTTTATCACGTAGCCAGTTTGCTAACCCAATTAACCGGGCAGGGCTAAAGGTATCCGTGACATAGAAAGGCCGTACCGGAGTTTTTTTGAAGAAGTCACCACCACAGGATTCCCGAAAGCTTCCCGTTAAGTGTGTCTTTTTTTACATTAACTTCCATTCCTAAAGCACTCAACCATCGCATCGCTGTTTCAGCGTGGCGTTTCTTGAGTATAATATCATCGCCGTAAACAAAGACTTCGGGATTTTCACCGAATTCCTCTTTAATACCGGCTTTAATAATGGAGAGAAATAATGCAGTTTCATACTCAAACGTAAAACCGTTACCCATTGTCGAAAAGAAATGGCATGGGAT